GTTATCAACCAGTAGCAATAGAGGGTGGTCGTGACCCACGTACACTTAGTTTAAACAACGTAGTATCTTCTGCGACACAAAACAACCCTATTTTTACTAATTTTGAAGAATATGAGTACCCAACTTTAGACGGAGGGTTGGGGTCTTGGGCTGCTAGAATTGGGGCTGGAGCAGCAATGCCTTTTGGAAATGTTGTTCCTGGATTGGCACAGGGTTTTTATAATTTTGGAACTAATTTGTTTACAGAGGAAGGTAGACAGCACCAAGCTAATCGAAGTGCAGCAGGGGACTCTGCTAGAGAAATTATGGCGTGGGCTGGTAATGATCCAGCAAAAATGGCTCGTGCTAACGCTGAAATTGAAAAATTGAGAACACAATACCCTGGTTTAATGCCTAACGAAAACCAGTCATACAGCCGCTCACAGTTAAGTGCTTTATCTGGTATGCGACCACACGAGCAAATTATAGCCACTGGTGGAGATCAAGTAGACCCAGACGGTAATGTTTATTCTGGAGGGCAAAGTCCTTGGGATATAGCCAACGAAAATGAGCAGATTATGATGGCTGAAATACTTGCTGGTCAACAAAGAGCCCGTGATGGAGATGTTGATTACCCAGATGGGGCTCCCCCATTGCTAACTCCAGAAGAAGATGCACGTAGAGGTAGAGTTAGACAGAACATAAATGAAATGCCTGAAGCGTACCGTGATCGACTTGGGCTTAAATTTACTGGGATAAGTCCACCTTGGACAGGAGACGGCCCACGCCTCCATGAGACTCCTGCACTAACACCAGCACCATCAGGATTTCAAGAGCCAGCAACATTTATAAGCCCTGGAGCTTATCCAGATGTGTTTGTAAACGATATGACTGGGGAAAGATTTGAGGCTCCATCTTTGGGTTATGTTCCTCCGTCTGGTTGGAGAAGGGTCTAAATTAAATGGTAGGACAACCAACAGCCAATAATATCTCAGTAACAGCCCCTATTGGTGGTCTGAATACTCGTGATGCTGTTGATATGGTTGGCGACACAGATGCTTTACGTTTGGACAACTTCTTTGCTGGTCGTTCTCATGTACAGGTACGAGGTGGTTCGTCTGAACACGCAACAGGGCTAGACGCTGCTGTTGAAAGTCTTTTGGTATATAATTCTGCGAGTGCAAATAAAATGTTTGCCGCTACAGGTGCTAAAGTTTACGAAGTTACAAGTGCTGGCGGTGTTGGGTCAGCGGTGATTTCTAGCTTAACTAACGCAAGATTTCAAAGCGTTAATATCACAACAAGTGGTGGTAGCTTTCTGTGGATATGTAATGGAGCAGATGCACCACGCCACTACAACGGGTCAGCCTGGGCAACCCCCTCTATGTCAGGCGTAACGACCACAACTATAATTGGAGTTGAGGTATTTAAAGAGCGATTATTGCTAACCATGACTGGGAGTCTTTCTTTTGGTTATCTACCTGTAGATTCTGTAGCTGGAACTGTCTCAACATTTAACTTAGGTTCTGTATTTTCTCGTGGTGGTCATCTAATGGCTACTAAAACATGGACACGAGATGGTGGTTCTGGCCCAGATGATCTAGCTATATTTTATTCATCTGAAGGTGAAGTCGCTGTATATAGTGGAACAAACCCTGCTTCAGCAGATGCTTGGGCATTGGTCGGAGTATTCTTTGTAGGCAGACCTATTGGTAGACGTTGTATGCTTACTGCTGGTTCAGACTGTTATCTTATTACAGAACGTGGTGTTGTCCCTTTAACACAAATAATGGGTACGGGAGAATCTGCACCGAATGTAGCTTTAACAAGCAAAATAAACGGTACATGGAATACTGCTGTTGAAACATACAATGCGTCTTTTGGATGGGAAGGGATTGTTTACGCAAAAGGCGGATATGCCTTATTCAATGTGCCAAATGCAACAATCGATTCATTCAATCAACTTATTGTAAACTTAGAAACTGGAGCATGGTCACGATTTAGAGGGCAAAACGCTTATTGTTGGGCTATGTTTAATGGAGATTTACATTTTGGTGGAAAGACCAAAACGTATAAAGCTGATGACGGAACATCTGACGCTGGTTCTGCTATCGAAGCTGTCGCAAAAACAAAGTTTATTTATTTCGGTGGTAGAGATGGCCCTAAAAGATTTACTGCATTAAGACCTGTATTTGCTTCCGATAGAGAGTTGACCGTTTCAGTAGGGTTTGATACGGATTACAAAGACGGAACAATGTTGTTTGAAAGTAGTACATCTACAAGTATTGCTTCCACATGGGATACTGCTTCATGGGACACAGCGGATTGGGCTGCCCCCATAACAACTACTCAAAGTTGGCGTTCTGTCGCTGATATAGGGTGGAACGCTGCTGTCCGTATTCGTACATCAACCACTTTACAAAGTGTGCGGTGGTTAGCTACAGATGTTCGGTTTGAAAAAGGTTTAGGGTTATGATCTTATCAGACAGGTTATGGAGAAAGATACAACCTGCTACGGCTCCATTTGAAGGAGTAGATAGGGAAGAAGTTGAGATTGGTCTTTTAAAAGGAGACTATCAGTTATTTGAAAGCGGTGATTCCGTTGCTATAACGTCAGCATTTGAAAATGTATTAAGAATTGGCCTTGCTGGTGGGGCTTTAGACGAACTTGTAGATGTTGAAAAACAGATACAACGCTATGCCATTAAGGAAGGCTTCACTATGATTGAAATAATTGGGCGACCTGGTTGGGAAAAAGCCCTTGAAGGCTATGATAAAATAGCTGTTATATTAAGAAAAGAGGTAGGTTATGGGCTTCATTAGAGATATATTTAGCACTCCTTCGCCTCCACCTCCTGTAAATTATCAGCAAGTAGGGCAAGATCAGACCGCAGCCAATCGTGATGCAGCGTTGTTGTCTGCTCAAATAGCAAGACCTGATGTTGTTACTCCATATCAAACTTCAAGATATTTAGATATAGGCGAGCCAGGTCAAGACCGATTTGCAATTACACAAGAGCTTGCTCCAGAATATGAACGGATGCGTCAAAGAGATGCAGGTATTCAAGGTGGGCTTCAAACCTTATCTGCACAGAGACTAGGACAGATAGACCCTTCAGCTTATACCACGCAAGGATTACCAGCAGAGCCAGGAGCTTTTAGCTATCAAGGTACTGCTGGTGCTATGCCTGAGTTTTCCACCGCAGGAGCTACATATCAGTTACCTGAATTTAGTGGACTGCAAAATATGTCAAGTCAGGCAACAGACCAGTTTTACCAGTCTGCATTAGGCCGTATATCCCCTGAGTTTGATAGGGCAGAAGAAAATTTAAGAACGCAGTTAATTACGTCTGGTTTACCTGTTGGTTCTGAGGCTTACAACCGAGAGATTGAACGATTCAGACAACAGAAAGGTGATACCCTTTCTCAGCTTGCTACCGATTCTATGATGCAAGGTCAGCAGTACGCAAGAGGTCAAATGGGAGATATACTGACAGGCCGAGGACAGCAACTAGCTGAGATTGGTGCTGAGTTTGATGTAGCTGGTCAGCAAAGGTCGCAATTAGCTCAAGAGGCCAGAGCAGAGCGAGATATGCAGATGCAAGCTAGAGATCGAGCTATAGCAGAACGATTAACACAACGGCAACAGCCTATGTCTGAGTTATCTGCTCTCCTTACTGGGCAAACACCGTTTACGCAGTCTGCGGCTATGGGGCCAGCCTTACAACCTGGTGGGGTAGCTGGTCCTGCTCCTGCTAATTTAATAGGATTAGCACAAACGCAAGCTCAAGATCAGGCAATGCGGCATCAAGCAAAGGCTCAAGCAGGCTCAGACTGGCGTAATGTAATAGGTCAAATAGGCGGTAGTTTCCTTGCAGGGGGGTTATAGGTTAAAAAATGGCTATAACTTTCACTCCTAATCCAAGAATACAACAAAGTAGAGATCGTGGCACTAATTTGCTTGCTAGAGCGTTGCAAGGAAGTCCTAATCCACTACCTAATAACCCATATTATACTCCTGGTATGGCCTCAATGTTTGGACAGCTTGGATCAGGATTGCTTGCTCGACAGGCAAATGTTCAGGCTCAAAACATTGAAACTACGCAGAAAGAAGCCAGACGGATTCTTGCTGATAGACTAGCAGGAAGAACTTATATGCCCCCCCAAGTTGGGGCCCCACGCAAAACAGGAATAGGGGCTGTTGTTAATAAAATATTCCCAAGAGCAATGGATCCTGCACAAGCATATCATCAAGGACTTGGTGCAGGGTTTGAAGCTAGACCTTTAGATGAAATAGCACAAGCGGCAGGAGCAACACTTCCTATTTCTACGCATCCTAAAGGGAGAATAATACAAATTTTTAACCCGAACAACCCTATAGAAGTAAGGTCAATTCATACAGATGACACAGAATTAGAAGGCTTGTTAGAAGGTGGTTGGAAGCTGTATGAGGATCTTAGCGAAAACGTGAAACCACCCAAAATGCGAGAAAAATATGATGATTCTTTGCTGGCGACAAAAGTAGCTATTCGGACAGGCAATAAAATATTAAAAGACGTAAATAGTGGTAAGTTTGTTGGTGGTTTCGTGGGAAGTCTAGCATCTGTTGGTGATGAAATATCGCAACAAGCACAAAATATGTTTAAGGCATGGAACAAAAATGTTCCTACAACAGATCTGG